TCAGTTGTGTTTGCATCTAAGATCAACATATCTAAAATCTCTAGATCGATTTCCATTGAAATGTACTCACTTAATAGTGAAGTCAATTCAGCTTCTGCATCGATTGAGTGATATGCGTTAAGATCTTGTGCAAATTCTGGAGTCCATTGAGCCTTTAGCTTTCTAGTCTTAGCAACGATTGCTTCAGATTGAAGTTGTACGTCGATTTCTGGAATAGCTAGGTTTTCAACAGCTCTGTCTGAATTAGCTTCAAAGTCTCCTCTGTCATTATCAACAGGTTGCTTAGAGTAAAGAACTTTTTCAGTTCCTCCAGCATATCCTGCTTCTACTGCTGAGGCATTAACTACGAAGATTACATTGTTTCCAGATACTCTAGTTAGTTCTGGGTTACCTGTAATATCAGTTGAACCAGAGAAAATTCTAAATGCTCTTGCTGCTTTTAGGTCAGCGTTTAGAGATCCAGAAACTTCTACTGTTAACACTTTGTAGCTTGCTAATGTTTTTCCAGCGTCATATCCTACATCTTCTAATGAAGCAGATGATGCAGCTGCAGTTGCGTTAGAGATTGTTTGCTCGTTTACAGTATATCCAAACTGTCCAGCTCCGTAAAGACCTCCTGAAGGATCAGTGTCTTTAGTCATTTTAGTTGAACCAGCAGTTACGTTACCGTACATGTTGTCTCCGTCAGTTCTTCCGTTAGCAGTATCCCCGTACTTAAAGTCTAGGTAAAATACTAGTCCAGAAGGAAGTGACATAGGCTGTACTGAAACGAAGTCTTGAGCTACGATAGAAGCAAATACCTTTCTTACTAAAGGTAAAGCTACTCCAGCCCATTGCTCACCGTCTCCAGCAGTAAATGTTGCAGTCGATGTGCCTACGTTGTTAGCCTCGCTTACGATTTGTTTAGCTTGGTTTTCCAAGATCATAGCCATGTTAGTAGCTTTTTTCTCTTCTAACCCTTCTAACAAACCAGAAGCTTGCCATTTTTCAGCTAGTTTAGCGGAGTCAGCTTGCATGCTTTTATATCCACCTCTAGCGTCTTCTAATAGGTTATTAATTTCCATGATTATTAAAAAATATTTATTTAATTATACCAGCTAGTTTTTGCATTCTACGAACGGCATCAGATACTTCTGCGATTACCTCTGGTTTACTAGCTGTTGTTCCAGTAGCTTTACTTGCAGATCCTTTGTGTTCTTTAATAGTAGTTTCTTTCTTAGTCCCTACGTTGTCAGCAACAGTTTCAAATACTAATTTGACTTCTTTTACTGTCTCTGCTTTATCGAAAGCAGCAATAACGTTTACTTTTTGAGATTCAGTAAGATTGTTCGCTTTGAAGATTTTATTAACATAAAGTAATTTAGCATTTAGAATGTTTACTTCATTTAATTCCTTCTGAAGTGTAGAAATAGTATCAAGAGCTTGTTTAAGTTCTTCACTAACTGTTTTGTTGATGTTTGTACCTTCAGCAGATGGGTCAGCAGACTCTTGGTTAGCTGTAGACTTTGCAGTCACATCTTCTTCCATAGTGTCTTCGTCATCTTTTTTACCTTCTTCCATTTCGTCTTCTTTGTCACCTTCGGTAACACTTTCTAACTCACGGATAAGTTCGTCAAGATCGATTTCGTCATCTCCGGCATCAGCCTCGATTCCTCCTTCTTCTCCTGGCTCCTCAATAGGTGCTTCATCTCCCATTCCTTCAATATCACCAGCGTCCATATCGTCAGCAGGAGCGTCTCCGCCTACCTCTTGACTAATAATGTCTCTGATCATATCTTTGAACTGGTCAACAGATAGTTTAGAAATATCTTCATCTCCATCAACTTCTTCTTCTCCAGCGTCTTCGATTTCCTCAGCTCCGTCTTCAGATTCTTCTGAATCATCCTCGGCCTCGTCTTCGTCAGCTTCAGCTACTTCTACTTCTTCTAATTCTTCAGATACTTCCTCGATTGCTTCGTCTTTGTCGTCCTTCATAGCTTCGTCCATGTCTTTGTCCTTTGCAGGAGCTTCATCCATGTCCTTGTCTTTAGATCCTTCTTCTATCTCTTCTTCGACTTCGTTTACTACTTCTTCTTCAACAGATGAATCTTCCATCTCTTGTAGTTTAGCAGCTAACATGTCTTTAAGATGAGGAGTTAAAGTCTCTTCTAAGGCTTCTTTAGCGTTAGCAATAGCGGCTTCTCTTACAGATTTAGCTTCAGCAATAGCTTGCTTGAATAAATCTTTGTTTGCCATTTTAAAAAAAATTGTGTGATTTCTGTAGTTATTATAAACTACAATAGAAAAAATATGTTTTTAATACAGTATAGATCACTGTATATTTGTATATAAATATATACTGTTTAAAAAAACCAAGAAAAATAATAAAATATTTAGTTTCTTAATATATCGTTAATGATAGAATCAAGATTTAAATATTTAGATACCGCTGCTTTTCCTTCTTGTAATGATATAGGATTCATGAAAGCACCATGAGTTGAAGGATTAGATACAAAGTCCCAACAAACTAAATCAAAATCGTCTTGTACTTCTAAATGTCCTTCATTTGTCTGGTCAACTGATCCTGTACCTCTAGATGAAATACCTATAGTATGTCCGGCTTTAATTATTTCTTTAACAATATTACCTGCAGGAGTATTTAGTAACTCTACTTTACCCATTAAGTCATCTCCTTTCCAGTAAAGGTCTTTTACTACGTGAGAAGCATTTTTTAAAGATACTACAGGAGATTCAGGATGATCTAGTTCTCCGAATGCATTACCATTCTTTACGAACTCTTCCATATATTTTTTAGCCTCTCTTACTAAGATATCTTTAGAGTAAACTCTACCGTTTTGATTTTCGGCCTTAGCTCTTTGCATAACTCCTTCTACTTCAAATACTCCAGGTCTAGTTTTAGACTCTCTAAGTACTGATTTGAATGGTGTAACGTCTACTAGTAATTGTGCCATGCTTTGTTTTTATTTATTGAAATATATCCCATGATTTTCCTTCAAAAACACCAAACGTAAATTTTAAGGGTTTTCCTTCTGCTGTTCTGCCGTCTCCTCTAGATCCATAGAATTCATACACTATAGGAAACTCTCCTTCTCCTCCAGTTGCTTCTTTCCAATCTTTAACTTGAATTTTTCTAAAGTATTCATAATCATCAGCTGCTTCAGATGCTGGTTTAGTACCTTCATCTTCTATTCCTCCGCCTTGTAGTTCGTTCAAGCGAATATGTACATCTTTAGACATATCAATACCTGCTTTTTTGAAAGCATCGTGAACTGGGAAATCTCCGTCTATCATTTCAAAATCTTCTTTTAATAGCTTACTATTAGAAGTTAATTTATTTTCTGTTAAGAACTTTGTAAGGTTAAAGTTATTTTTCATTTTTACTTTTTATTTTCGTTTACTGGGGTGAAAACTGTTTCTTTTGGAGATTCCATTTGAGTATAACCTCTATCAATGTCATCTTGTGAGATACGTTTTACTTTTGGCATATCTAATCCACCGTGAAATTGCTGTTTAGTAATAGGTCTTAAATCTCTCTTAAAAGCATTTTCAATAGACGGTGCAATAAATGCTCCTACTTTTAATCCTTCTTCGTTTCTAATCTCACCTAGATCATTGTAAATCTTTTGAATCTTACTTCTTGTCTTATCGTAGAAAGATTCTATCTCTGTTACGACATTTTCCAGTGCAATAACGGCTGGTTTAAGTCCTTCGAAGTCTCCGTATTCTGCTGCTATTTTAGCTAAATCATTAGTAGCTGCTTCAGATAATAATTTTTCTTCTAATACCTTAGTAATAATATTTTTTACTGCTTCATTGACGTTAGACTTTTTACCTTCGTACATTCCCTCTAGATCCTCTTCGTCCATTTCATTACCTTTTAAGTCGATAGCGTATCCGTATCCTTCTTTAGGTCCATCACCGTCTCCATAATCAGTATATATACCTCCTTGTATATAATATCCGTTAGGGTATTTTTCAATTGACATAATTCTACCGTCATCATTAGGATCAAAATCTCCTTTTTCGTATGTTTTACCGCCTACTGTAAGCTTCTTTAATTTTTTAGCTTTGAAAGAAGGTTTAGTGTCTTTAGGTTTATTCTTATCGTAATCTGCAAATTGTCTATCTTGAACAGCTCTTACTTCTTCTGGAGTACCT